ATCTTTTTCTATTGTGTAAACGCCAGGGGAAACGAAATTAGTTGGCATGAATTATTCCTTTAATAATTATTAATCTTTACTAAGTTATATCTACTTAAATTTAATACTGTGGGAGTTATCCAATTAGCAGGCACTACTAGAAATTTTTGTGGCTCTAACCAATAAGTTTTTACCCCTTGTGAAGTGTTTAGATAAATTTCTAAACCCTGTAAACTTTCATTCTTTATAAGTTTTTGCATAATATTCTCTATTTTTATGTAGTCTACTATATACAGCTATTGACGAATTATTTTCTAATCTACATAAACCTCATAGTTGTAAGTTTCAATCTTACCAGTAGAGGTTAATAAGTACTTAGGAGAAGGGATATAAGTTTCTATGGAAACGATAAAGGTCTTCTTAATAACCCTATCCTGCTGGTCTTCCGCTTCAATAATAGAATTATCTGTTTCCCCAGTTAAAAACCCTTTAATTGAGGTATTAGATAAGACTGTTGGGAATAATAAGGCTGGATTATATCCTAATCTTATTTGTTCCGCTATTTGATCCATATCTTCTTTATATTTAGTCCAAATATTTACTTCATAATTAACTTTTACTGGAAGTGGGCATAATGATACTACTCTCTTAGCTCTATTTTCATTTGTATCGAAAACTGTATCAGTTATTAGTATATGCTCTTGTTTTCTTTTTAGTGGCTCATTATCTGTGTTAGTTTGTAAGACAGATATAATGGGTAGAATATAGTTCTGTGTTTTAAACCATTTAGCTACCGCTCTCTCAGGATTAGCAGTTATGCATTTAATATTAACTAACTTATTATTACCATCTAAGTAACTATAAGTGCCATAATGAGAAACTACTGATCTTAGTAAATCTTTATAGAATTTTTGTATTGTACTTTCTGGATTCCAAGCTTCACGAATAAAATGCACAACTTGTTCAGTAGCGGATTTACCACTTCCTGATCCTATTGCGCTTGAGTCATATTCTATTACTTTTAGTGCCATTATTCTTCTGATTTTCTAAAAAATTTATCTTTCATTTTAGGAATTTTAGGTCCAGCCAAAGGCTTAAATGGTTTTTCTGTATTAAAATGCTTTGCTGGTTTATACTTAGACTTTACGTTTTTAATAGTTTTCATTACATTAGTTTTAATAGAATTTTCAAAGTCTGTTTGGTTCTTATATTTCTTGTGTATATGAAATTTAGGATCTATAATTTTTGCTTTTATTTTTATTGGAGCAACGTATTCTCCGTAAGCCGCATTCTTTTTATAGCGCCGTTTATCTTTGTATGACATTCGAGGGAAGGGAAGAGTATTTGCACGCCCATTATATTTAAAATGTTGTAATGCTCTTATAGCACGATCTGATTTATGGCTTTTATTCTTTAAAATAATTTCATCCCATTTAAAATGAGTATCTAATTTTCTAACCTTATTTCTCTTTTCCAGACTTTTTTCAACTTGATTATAATATTTATGTTTAATATAGCGTGGTTTTTTACTCCCTGATTTCGCTAATCTATTAGCTCTTCTAATACTCAGACTACCTTCTACAAGTTTTCTAAATATATCATACATATTAGTAATCCCTTCCTATGTTCTCTTTATTAGTAGTAAGTTCTTTTGAGTTATGAGTTTCTTCAACATCCCGTAGAAGTTTAGCAGCACAATTCATATGAAAAACTCCGTAAAGCTCGAAGCTATCCTCTTGAACTTCAAAAATTTCATACTTATGATTTTGTGCTAAAGTTTGAATAATATCTTTTTCTTTTGGTAATCTTCCTAACTTTTTAGTTATATAATCTTTATTAAACACAAATACTTGATCGTTAGTTAAAGTAATACCAAATTGGTCTAGTCTTTCTTCAATTACTTTTATATCATAGTGACCATAAACTACTATTGGTTTATCTGTGATAGTTTTAGATCTTGACTCCATATAAACTTCATCAAAATCAGTTTCCCCGTAAGACTTGAAATATAATAACTTAGATCCTGATAACTTTATTATTTCATCGTCTACTACGTTAAATAATTGAATATCCTCATTAGTTGGATCAAAAAGATTGAGATCAGAATCAGTATTTATTGATTCTGTTTCTTGAAAGAAAATTGCATCTTTTTTATATTTAGTCATTAATCCTCGTCAGGTGCTAAATTAGAGTTCATAGTAATTCCTGTGTTAATCCCTCGTATAAATCTGGCAGGAGCAGATGCCGCATCATCTCTTTCTATTGGTGACATGAATTTTCTATTCTCTTGATAATCTTTATCGGTATGCCAAGGTTTTTTTCTAAAGTTAGGTTCTAATCGTTCTACTCCTGGGCTATTCTTAAGTTTCTTAAACCCAAGTCTTCTAGCAGTCATTTTTTGAACTACATTCAATAAAGAAGCATGTTCGTCCCTAGACTTTCTTGTTTTTATTCTACCCAAAGCTTTAGCAGTTCCAAGCCTATAGCCTGTAATATAAGGATCACCACCTGTATTTATTCCTTCTAGCAATAATTTTTGTAGTCTTTTATACATATTTAATCCTCGTCAGGTCGTTGTCTAGCACCTGTTTTAAGCCCTCGCAAAAATCTTACAGGGGTAGACTCTGCATCGTCTTTTTCTATTGTGGACATTAATTTTCTATGTCTTACATAATCTTTATCGGTATGCCAAGGTTTTTTTCTAAAGTTAGGTTCTAATCGTTCTACTCCTGGGCTATTCTTAAGTTTCTTAAACCCAAGTCTTCTAGCAGTCATTTTTTGAACTACATTCAATAAAGAAGCATGTTCGTCCCTAGACTTTCTTGTTTTTATTCTACCCAAAGCTTTAGCAGTTCCAAGTCTATTGCCTGTAACATACGGATCGCCGCCAGTAGTTACTCCTTCTAATAATAAATCTTTTAATCTATCGTACATAAAGTTCTCCCTTGGTAAAACAGGTTTAGTTCGTTTAGCCACAGCTTCCGGATGAGTTTTGTCATGATATCGCCTACCATATAACTTAGCCTTCAATATAAACTCGTCTTTATTTGGCCCTTCTCTTTCTATTTTATATCGTTTTTTACGATATTCGGCATCTTTTCTTCTTTTTCTATCTCTTTTTTGAATAGCTAAATTTCGAGTGAGTCTTGCAACTTCTTCTGGTGTGAATTTTCTTGGATATATAGCCATTAGTAGATTATTGGTAATGAAGGTTCTTCCATATTATTAAGTAACTCTTCATCCAACTTCTCCATTTCTCGTTCTGATTGTTCAATCAATTGAGGGCCATTCAAAGTTGTTCCACCTTGAGGTCCAGGTAAAGACTGATATTTACCTCTAATTTCACCTAATATTCTCTTACTTAAAGCTAAAGCATATCGTTGTATCCAATTTCTATACGCTGGGTGGATAGTATTTGAATCTAATGCACGATATTCTACTATTACAGGTTCAGGAGTATATTGTGGAGTAGGAGTCAGATTTAGGTATCTATTATTTATTACTTGCCAAAAACCATCTTGGCCTAATACTTTTCTTACCATTTCAAGATAAGTTTGGAAAATGTAGTAATCAGCTATATTGAAATTTTGGAATGCATAGAAGTCAGTTATATATTTAATAAAGAAGTCTGACTCTAATGTTCCTGCTTGAGTTAATGCTCCAAGTAATCCATTTTGATAAGCAACAAAGTTTATATTGTCAATAATGTAACTTGGTAATTCATATAATCCAATACCACAAGAAGCATTGAATACTGCTATATTCATAGTCCACATAGGGCAATGGTAAGAGAATTTAATTATAGCTTCATCTATAGCAGTTTTTATTTGGAATGGGGTTAGCTCTACTCTTACAGTTGGATATCCAAGTCTAGCTAATACGAAATCTTTTACTGCTTCTTCAAACTTATTAAATTCAACTATATCAGATATTGTTTGAGTTCCTAGATTAGAGGTTATAATTTCTCCTTTATGCACAGTATCAAATATTGTTACACCTGATGCTATGCCGAAACTGTTACCAAAATTTGCTATATGTGGAATTGCCATTAATCTAATCTCTTATCTCTTCTAATTCTCATCAAGTTTCTAGCTGTTGAATTTCCTACTTTTTTATACATAGGTAAAGCTTCCCAATATTTACCTTTCATTGATTTTTTCTTAGCAGCTTTAAATAATCTATCTGCTCTTTTTCTGTTTAAAG